CCACTTGTGAAGTTTCTTATTAAAGTTAAATGGTCCTTTTACAATCCCTGTACCAAGTAGAGAAGATTCTAAAAGAGCATTTCTAATTTCTGATGAACCCTTTGATTCATCTATTTGATCGTGAATAAGTTTTTCCATTCTCCTTGCAGCTTTCTGTGCTGGAGAAATTTCTAAAGCTGTTGGTATAGGACTAAAGCCTTCAACCAATTGGTCTTCTACTTTATCTTCAAGAGTTTCCTCAAAGATTCCTTTTTGGAAAGTGGCTCCGGGTTTAAGAACTTTACCATCACCTTCGTATCCAACATCATAAGGGTTTTCGATTCTGTTACCAATATCATCTGGTAACTCACCACCACCCATAGTACTTTCAATACCGGGTGCACCTGTTTGAGTATCAAGATGTGCATTAGCTAATTCACCTTCTGGTATTTTAGTTTCAGCAATACCAATAGGAAACTTACCTGTACCAAAGATTACATCAACAAGTTGACCAAAAGCAGCAAGTACTTTTGTTTTAGTAATCTTTACAAAGATACGAGACTTTTCAGAGTCTCTAAATTTGACAGACTTGTTGTAAAGACCTCTGTAGTTTTCGTAAGCTTTTAACCAACGTGATTCGTCTGAACGTCTTGAGTCTTCTGCAACAGTAAATCTTGATTTAACAATACCTACAAGATTATCACGCTGTTCCATTTCAAGGTCAAGCGTTTTACCAGCTTCACCTTCTACATCTTGGTATAGATTGTCAGCGTTTAAAAATGTATTATCGTTGTCTGCCATAAACTTTAATATCCAAATGTAGAATCAGCCGGTTGATGGATATCTCTTTTTAATCCTCTCAACTTATCGAATGTACTTACCATTCGTGGTCGACTCATTATCATATAACGCAATGCATCATATGCGTGATCGGAAGCATGTGTATCCACATCCTCCGGATTGTTCTTTGATAATGGTATAGACTGTATCTCTCGTATTAAGTTAGGACACGTATTAAATATCTGTAACTTAGGTCTACCATTTTCTTGAACCTTTAGAAACTCGTGTATCTGAATTTTACCTTGTATTCTATTCTTATCAGCAGGTCTAAGCTTATGTCCTGCTCTTACAAGTGCTTCGCCAACAGTAGGTCCTGTAGTACCTGTTCTAGCCCAAGCTGCTGTATCCAGTACACCAGAGACCGAGTAAGGGTCTTCTAGCTCCATACTTGTTATTATACTACCTAATTCTTCTCCTGTCAAGCCTTTTTTGTATAATTCTCTATAAATTATTAAAGTTCCGTCATTTTGGTCCATTATTCCCCATAAACAACAGGATTCTGCAGCGTAACCATAGTCAACTGCTTTAACTCTTTCCCAATGTAAAGGTAGTTCAAATGGAGTAATGACGTGATGTAGTGGGTCAAACTCTACAAAAGCTGCACCTTCTGCTACATCCCAGTTACCTTCAAGCAGTTGTCTACGTTGAATCGGTGGTAAAGATTTAAGCATCTGCTCATAAACACCATCCTCTGCAAGGTAAGGGTTATCTGCTAACTTAGCCGGAATAAACTTACGTGTCAGTCCGTCTGCACCTTGAAAGCTCGTATTAGATTCTGAAGGTTCTATGTATCTTTTCTTTACCCAATGCGAACCAACACCACCGGGGTTAGCAGTACAGCGTAGGTAAGTTTCTATTTCGGGGTCAGTGGTACGAAGACGAGAAGCTAGATAGTTCCAACTAAACTCTGTGGGTAGATGAGTAATCTCATCAAAGCCTATCCAAGAGTATGCTTGTCCTTGATATCTGTATACGTCTGCATCTCGTTCCAAGAATCCAAACTCAACCTTTGCACCGCTTGGAAAGTTCCAAAGCTTTTCAACTTCTCTGAACTTAGCACCGGGGAAAGCTTGTGGATATAACTCACGAGACTTATCAATCATCTCTCTTAGTTCTGGCATAGAACGTCTGAGGATTAAAGCACGATGAGCTTTCTTGTGACAATACCTTAGTGGGTCTACGATCATAGCAAAAGATTTACCACCACCGGCAGCTCCACCATACAGTACATCTTTCTCACCGGCAGCAAGGAAGTCTGTCTGTGGACCTTCGTTAGCGTGGAATAATACTTTGTGATTGTCTAGATTTTCTTGTACAGCCTTGGGAAGATTGTCAAGTTCATCTGTGGTGACAGGACCTTCTACAGTCTTGTCAAGTTTTTGAATTGTTTCTTTTTGTTTTTTAAAAGATTGTCTAGCGTTATTGAGCTTGGCTTCAAGCTTTTTAATGTTACGCTGCTTACGACCCACAGTTGCCCTCGCAGCTTTGATAGCTTTTTCTGTTGAGGTTTTGGGTCTACCTGCTTTCTTTTTAGGAGTTCCATCTTTCTTTAAGATGAAATTACCATCATCATCCTGTAAGTAGAGATGAGGATTCTTCTCCCAGTCTTTCGTTTCGTTTACCATATTTTTTATCGATGTGTTTCTTTAAACCGGGAGTAGAAATCTTTCTGTCTGTTTTGTATTCTAACCAATCAACTCCAGCTTGTAGTGATATCTCTTCGTTGACTATCATATTTTCTACAACTTGTAAAGCTTCTAGCTGATCTTCAATTGGTTTTAAATATCCTGTGGTAGTATCTAACTCATACCCAAACGGAATGGTTGAAGTTTTTCTTTTCATATATCCGTCAGGTAATAACATCTTAGATAATTTAGTCTGTTAGACTATCCACATAATAATAAAGGCTGATATAAAACCTATACCACACCATACACCCCAGACTTGCATGTCTGTCAGATCATTGGTTTCAATAATACTATTTACTTTTTTTTCTAGTAGTTCTTTTAACATTTGTTTTCCTCTTTGTTTGTTTCTTTGGAGTTAGAGCTTTTTTAAATAACTTAGCATACGCTTTCTTTACTTTCTCTAACCATTTATTAATTCCGTACATTAGTCTTTATCCTCTTCTTTTTTCTTTTTGCCAAATATTCTATCCCAGCTATCTCTGTAGTCTTGGGTGTAGAATCCGGGTCTAGGATTAGCACCCTTACTTCCGTGTGTATTTTTATAAATTGGTGACTTAAATGTAAAAGGTTTTTCGTCACTACCTATTTGTTTACCCATTATCTTTTCCTTGTATACAATTATGCCACTCTTCTAGTTTTATTTCTTCAGAATACGCAGCATAATAAATGTCTTTACACTTATCAAACTCATTGTTGTTTGCTGTTGTTACACAACTCATTAACAAAACTAAACTAATAGTTCTTATTACCACTTAACTTTGTTAGCCCAGTATGCTGCAGACAATACACCTTTGGCAATGTTCTTAGCGTGACGAGCTTTGAATGATTTCTTTCTGGCTTTATCTTTAGCAGTCTTTGGATTTTTACCAGCACCACTCACACCCTGTTGTCCAAATCTAATAGTTTTAACCTTATCTCCTGATTTAGCTACAACAATGTGTGATTTAGTAGGATGATTGGGAGTACGCTTGGGTTTGTTATAACCACTTACTCCTGCTCGTTTTAACCTACCGTCTGCTTTACCACCTTTCGCCATTCTAAATTTCCTTGTTTTATCTGCAATCTTATCTGGTTGTTTAGAGTGTTGTTTACCTGCAGCTTTATCTTTTCTTTTCTTTGCTGTGGTAGCTGCATACTCTGAATCACTTAAGGCTTCTCTAGCTTTCTTAGGTAAATATCTTTCACCTGTATCACTAGACTTCTTACCAGACTTAGTGCCCCAGTCTTGTTTGCCCCAATCCTTTAATGATTTCTGTGACTTCTTTAACATTACTTATATCCTCCACCAGCTTTCTTATAGGCTTTGGCTAGTGCTTGTGCTTTACGTGCAGACCATTTACCGGCTGCAGTACCGTGTGAAGCTTGTGACTTTATACGTTGAAATATTCTTTTACGTAGTCCGGGCTTGGTATAGTTACCTGCTTTGTTGACAGTGGACTTCTTCTTTTTAGCCTTGCCACCTTTTCTAAGTTGTAATCGTTCTAATAACATTAGTGTATTGTCCTATCTTCTTCTTTAGGTATTGTATTAAGATATTCTTTTTCTAGATCATCATCCACATAGATGCTGTCTAACTCACCTACAACCACTAAATGGTTCTGGGCTGCAGCTATCTCTGCTTTCTCATAGGATGAAGCTACAATGTTAGGACCTGCAAAGGTTGTACCATAAGCTTCGATCTCTGTTAAAAATATCTTCATTGTATGATTAATCCGATACACCATCCAGCTATAAATAATAATAGAGCATCTATAGGATTGTGTTTGATAAAGTCAAACAAATTATTGAGATACTTCTTCATAATCTCCATCCGTAATGTCAATCGCCTTTTTCTCTGGGAGAATAAATATACCACCACCGGTATTATGATTAACATCTATCCTATCTGTCTTACTAACCCCCACACGGTCTAGGATAGTTTGTGCAGCTTGTAGCTTATAGTTGGCTTGAGGTACAGGCTTATCTGACTTCAAAACCTCTATAATCTTGAACGCTGCTGTAGGGGCTTCCCTTGCAAGTACGTTTTGGGCTAAATCTACTACTTCCTCTTTTAAACTTTTTAGTACTTGATAGTGATTGCCGGAGTAACCTGCAAGTTCGGCTGACTTTTTAAAGTCTCCTCCTGTATCCACGAGGTGACCCAAGAACGATTCCTGCTTTTCAGTAAGGTTCCTGTCTTTTGTTTCAGCTAAATAATTGGTTGCCATGTCTTTATTATAGAGTTATTTTACAAACTTGTCAAGTCTTATTAAGTTTTTTTACTTTATTTCGCAAATGACTTGACAAACTCGTAAAAAATGTGTACAATAGAATTGTAAGATTCCCCAGGGTTGTATATATATCTAACACCCAGTCTTACGTCACAAACTTATTCAAAATAATATATCAAACATGGCGAAACCTTTGTAAAGTTAGGGGGCTGGTTAATAT